ATGAGCAGAAATAATTGTTTTGACGTGGTACGCCTTTTGGCGGCAATAGCAGTGATATATTTCCATCACTCGCTTATGTTTGGCATGGAGCCCCCAAAGTTAGATAAAGGATTTAGTATTGGGAACATTGCTGTGCAGGTTTTCTTTTCAATATCTGGTTTCCTTATCGCCATGAGCTTTACGAGGTCTAGTAACTTCCTTATTTACATGGGTAAAAGAGTTAAACGGATATTCCCTGCTGTGACTTTTTGTGCGTTTATTATGGTTTATTTTTTTGCATCCTTCTATAAGGACAACATATTTAATTATGTAACCTCATGGGACACTTTCATTAACTTCTTGCGAATATCGACTCTTTATGGCAGAAATGTACCAGGTCTCTGGAGTGAGATATCATCACATACAGAATCTAATGGCCCATTATGGACATTGCCCTATGAGCTTGTTATGTATGTGATACTCGGGGCTTCATTGAGCATGCATAATAGTTGGAAGACTCCTGCATTTCTACTGATCTTATGCTTTTTTGTTACCACTCTTTTTAGAGAGCAATTAAATTCAGTTGGCGCATACTATGCAACATTTAGTAAATTGGCTGAATTTGGGCTATGTTTTTTTACTGGATCTTTACTCTTCATGACAATTACTGCATGGAATACTTTAAAAGTCCGAGTTAATTTAATTGCAATTTCGTTGATATTAATTACCACACTTAGGGGTGGTAACGATATGCTTGCAATAGGTAGTATAATGATATCAATACTTGTGATAATGATATCTCTTTCTTTTAAAGAAAGATTTATTGATGGGAGGTTTGATATTTCTTATGGGGTTTACATTTGGGGCTGGCCTCTACAAATATTGGTTATTCACTATAAGCCATTTGGAATATCTGGATTTGTTCCTAGTTTAATATTCACTTACCTAATTGTGGTAATTGCTTCAAGTCTGTCTTGGGCATATATTGAGTCTCCAATATTGAAACGTAAAACACAATTAAATTTGAATAAAGATGCAGTCTAATTTTAGCGCCCAGTAGTCCTGCTGGGCGCTACTTCTTATGCTATGGATCCGGACACTGAAAGATCAAATGATTTTGCGGCCGCCGTCCCTGATACGTCGTATGTATTAACCGTCATACCAGTTGTGGAAATTGTTGAAACAGTAGCAAACCCAATTCCATTACTTATAGATACAGTACCAACTGGCGTTACAGTTAATGGTTTTTTGAATGTCACTGAGTAAACACCTGTTGACGTTATTGTAACAGATTGAATGTTGAAGTTACGATTTATAACCCCAGCGCTAGATATATTTGCACAAGCACCTGTAGCGCCAAGACCAAATCCTGTTGTTGCGAAACCATTGAGATTTGGGTACTCCACAGGGTACATGTAAAAGTTATTTATTTCATGAACGGAAACATATTGCGTTTGGACTATATATGCCGGCCTTGAGGATGATGCCACATATGAGTTAAACCCCTTAAATCCGCAGGACTGAATCGTTACTTTAGTTGTCTGAGATGCAGAATAAAGATTGATAGATGCGGAAGTAGTATACCTTGTAGAGCTTGTTCTGTTGTGGCTATTTCCTGATAGAAGAAACGTACCTGGATACGTTGAATTATTAGCTATATTTATATCATAGAGAGTGAAGTTATTTTCAAAGTAACAGTTTGATACTGTCATCCCTAAACCACCTTCGTGTGGCCCCCCCTCATAAAGTATTGCCTCATTGGTTCCGTCAGTTCCTGTAGCCTCAAACGTACATGAATCGAATTTAACATTAGCTCCATTTTTGATATAAGCCCCCCTTACTTGACACCCCCCAAACATGCATCTAGAAAACAGTACAGAATTAGGGGATGAAGCGCTTACAATAGACATGTAAACGCCTTGGTTGTTACCTGAAAGATCGCATGTGTCAAATGTGGCATATAGGGCATCCTGCATATTCAATCCAGTGTTGAAGTAACCAACATCAACATGGGAAAATGTAAATACCGCACCTCTCTCAAGTAGAATTCCAGTCCCGAGGTATCTGGTTAGGCTTAGTGATCGGAACAGCCTAAATCCCTGGACATTCATTCTAAGATAGATTCCGTTGCCATTCCCTCCATGAATATGGATGGCAGGAGATGTTTGATCACCTGTGTATATTAGGTAGGTATTACAAGTTCCATCACCCTCAATGGACAATCTTCTCATATCTCCATCATCAACAATTCCTTGGTCATATCTCCAAGTGTAATGAACAGTTGATGCGAGGATATACCTTCCACCTCTAATCCTTAGCTTTAGCCCCGTCCCTGTTGTAGGAAGGTTTTTCCCTGAGCAATAGTCAAATGCCTTCTGAAATGCAGGCGAGCAATCGGTGGAATTGTCTGCCACCGCGCCCCACCATTCAGGATAGACCTCACCATTAATAATTCTTTTCCATCGTCTACCTAATGCATCAACTAAAACAGTCCCGTCATCATCGGGAGAAGTTGTATCTGCGGCATCATAATAGAAATGACCATATGCATGATCGAATATGGTGGCTCTACCGTAGCATGTTATCGAAGTCGCTGGCGTTCCAGAATATGAGCGAATATCAGCATATGAACCGCTACCAATAAAGTTATAGCCATATGGTGACGAAAGTGAAGATGATGACGCCTTGCCATTGAGCAAGGCCTGAACATTCGTTGATGATCCAGAAGCATCGACCGCACCAACACCTGCAGCTCCAGATGAAGACTGAAGGGCAGCTTTATTTACTCTTGCAATTAGCTGAGCTTGTACAGTGGATGGGTTGCCATTATCATCCACTGCCCCTATGCTTGATGCCCCCGATGAAAGTCCAAGTTGAGCCAAAACATCGTCATTCAGTTGCACCCAGTTTGAAAGAGCACTTGCTGGTTCCGCCGCAAGAATAAATGAATAACCAAGATCTGTTCTTTTTGCAATATCCCCTTCCTGAACATCAAGAGCCAGCATTTCGGACTGGCTACTGACAACGAATATTTCAGAAAGAGCTATTGCCGGTATCATTGAAACTGGGATTTTCCCAATTCCATCCAAAATTGGAACATCATCCATTTTTAGTAATTCAGCATCTCCTGATGAACCAAATACTAAAAATGCATTATTCCTCTCACTTATACCAGGCAGAGCTGGAATAAGCTCTCCTTCCGGAACTCTCACGCACTGACCAATAGCAGCGGAGGCGGCATTTCCCGCTTCAGCCGCTGATGCAGCTGCGCTTGTTGCTGACTCACTGGCTGATATAGCCAGATTGTTAATCACAAACTCAGCTGAAATTGCCGCTTGCGCCGATGCTGCTGCGGCATCAGCAGCATTGGCGGCTTGCTCAGCATAGTCAGGAGCGCTCTCTAACTGGTTGGCATATAATTTTGCCTGTGCGGCGGCAGCCTCAGAAATAGATGCATATTTTTTTGCGCTGGCAGTATCAATGAATGACATATATTTACCTTAGAATTTTATGCAATACAGGAGGGCGTAGTTACGAGGCCTTGAATAACCGAAATATTGATTACCCAATTGGTTATTGGCGCCTGGTGCGATGGATATCGGATAAGTTTCGCTGCCACCCGGATCTAGACCAAGGCTTGATTTATCAGGTGAATTTGACGAGGCGACGTTTACGCCAGCAACCCCATCATCGCCCACTACGACTGAGCCCTTTTGCCAAGTCCCAAATGCTCGACCTACATCAACGCCTCTTCCGTTATCCCATCCACGAACAAACTCACCACGCATGTCAGGAAGGGCGAAGGTTGTACTTCCATCCCCAGCACCAAAGGTTGTCCCAATCCTAGAGAACAGGCGCGCATAAGTAACCCTGCTAATCAGTCCACCATCTGCTGCCAGCCATCCTGTTGGCGCTGCGTTTGCTGCAAATGCAGCGACCATCCCTACCATGTCATTGTTGGGGTTGTAAGTTTCATCGCTGATATTCACGCCGTCGCAGAATATACGGGAAACAAGCCCGGGTATTACCACCACACCAGAGCCTGAAGCGGTTCGACAGGTGACCGTAAAATTACCCGTACAGTTGTTATGAACCACCCATGATTTAATCCACGCGGGAAAAATAAGGTTCACGTTTGCAGTCAGTGTGCCGCTGATAATTATTCTGTCTTTTGCGGCCTGAAGTGATGACATAACGACGCTGCCGGTGGTCATCGTGATTTGGGTAATTCCATAGTTGTTTATTGGTACCCATCCGGTGCTTGCACCAGTAGACGATTCAGGTGGCGTCCCATTGGCCTCGTTGAGATTTAACCACTGCCCCGTATAAACTGAGCTGGGAACAATGGCACCTTTTGGATATCCGCTTATCGCATCTGAGAAGTCCTGACTGAATGGGTAGGTCATTCCTGCGTTCTGCCACTGCTGTTGAAGCGTCGCAGAATAAAGAACTCCATTCATATCCTTGCCTGATGGTGGAATTCCTCCTGCGCTAAGTGGCTGCATGGTGATGGGTGGGAACCCCTTATCAAAGGTGGCAACCCCACCGTTATCGGTGGCAGCGCTTGAATCAACAGGAATGGCATTTTTCAGGCCGTTCACTCCAAATGCTTTAGTAATTCTTGAAGGAATATCAGAAGAGTTCATGTCATACCTGCTGAACGATATTGACTGTTACCCCTATAGGGGCGGGAAGCGCACCTGAGCTTTGAACGATGGCGAGTTCTGCGGTGGAGAGCTGGAATTCGAAGACGTAGCTCATAACCATCTCACCATCGTTTCTGACGTAGCATTTGCCACTTTCGCCGAACATAAACATCAGCAACCTATTCAGGTTTGGAATGGTGCAATCTGAGATATTTGCCGCCGCTTTCATCATGATTAGCTTGCGGTAAACGTCATTAGTGAGGGTTACGGTTGAAGTTAATAGCTCGCCGGAATAGAAAGGAGCCTGGTTAAAGGGCTGTGGGTCATCAACAAGAACAGGGGATGATGACGCCTCATTAAAGCCAAAGTAAATCTTGTTCTCTGTCACCGTCAGCTGCCTGCTGACAACCACGATTTTTCCCCACACATCAAGGCCGTAGGTGTCTGCTGTCTGGATGTTCCATATCACGTCATAGAAATCATCAAGAAAGTCTTCTATACCTACGGCTTTATTGAACGAGTAAATCAGGGATTTAAGTTTCGGGCTGTCGGCATATTGCGTCAGGATGGTATCCGCGACGTTTATCATGCCAGTGTCACCGAGATGTTAGATGCATCCAGTGTCGGCACTTCATCAATGCCGAAAGATGCTGATGTTTGGTAGGTGGTTCCGTCACGGCTGATAGTGATACTGAATATATCAACGTTATCGGTATCAATAGCCTGTACGCCCGCATAGTAACGACCAGCGTATATAGTTGACCCTATGCGGGCTCTTGTTCCGCCATCCTCGCCATTGAAAGAGCTAAGGATGGCGGCCCTAACTATGCTTACGATATCACCTGGCAGCGCATTGTTATTTGCCAGTTCTACTTTGAAATAAACACTTACTGCTGATGGTGTTTGCCACTTAATTTCGTATTCAGGGTATGGCTGAACATAGTTAACATCGTCCACAACTGTGTATGTGGTGTTGCCAACCATTGACGGGCCAGGGGGAAGTTTTTGCCAGATCGCCTTTGCGATATCAGCAGAAGCGCCACCGTACACGCATACATACAGTGAATGCGGCTCCAGTGATACGTTAGTGGCCCCCTTTGTTACCGTCAGACTGGTGTTATTCTGAGTCACGTAAGCATCAGTAACCCCGCCGACAGCCAGCACGTTTGCATACACGGCCCCAAGCTGGTTATTTGAGTTTCCTGCAACCGACTGCTTTCGGCGATATTCAAAGTTTGCTCGACTCTCAACGTCATTACCCAGCACGCCGGCAGTGGCATTGGTAATGCCTGACCAGCCCTGAATAGCACGATAAATTGTATTCAGCGCGCCTATAGGACATGCAATCGGCCCCGTGGTCTGGTTCTGAAAAACGACATCCACTGAACCAGAAGCCGGGATAACCGCATCAGCCAGAGAGAAATAAAGGTAACCACTGGAGTCCTGCGCAATGCTGTTTGCCGGGATAACTGTTCCTACAAGCCCGGTGCAGGTTGCTGTTACAGTTGTGCCAATAGCAGCGATACGGTCAATGAAATAAATCTGCCCGATCGCGTCCTGCATGCGACCTTCAGCAAAGTCAGGGTTAATCTGGTTTACCAGCCATGCCAAATTGTCGTTCTTGTCTCCGATGATGGCCGTGTCGCTCATGGCAATCTGTCCCTGCGGAGTTGTCAGGCTCTTACTCATCCCTCCGCCCATGGCGGTATCAAGGTCAGTTAATCGCCCGTTGAGAATGTCTATCTCATCAGGAACGGCAATGCCGGTAGCGGAAAACGTGACAGAGGGGACGGCTGTGCTTACTGTTACTTCAGCCATTTTTTACCTCAGAATTGGATTGTGGTCTGAACGTTGTTCGTGTCTGTTATGGTCATGACACCAGATGCAAGACGGTCTGCTTTGCCAACCGTTGTGGTGCAGAATGCTGACTGAACGTATGGGAGCTTTTTGGCTTCAGTAGCCATCTTGGTATTAATGAGCTGCGTTCCCGGCCAGTGACCGAGAATGCGCTCGTAATACGGAATCCCCAGCGTGGTGTCATACCAGGGCTCACCGAGGAATGTTGAGCACGCGCACGCTACGTCCTGCGCTACTGCGTAAGGATTGGCGGTAATAGCAATGCTTCCACTGTCGTCTAGCGTGATATCCCACTGGTCAGTCAAAAGCAGTGATTTGGTGAGCATGTAAACTCCAGGCAATAAAAAACCCGCCGAAGCGGGTTAATTTGTTGGCGTGCTTGTCTGGCCTCCGCCAGTTTCCACTCCACCGTGTTTGTGCGCACTGAGATGGATGCCGTTTCCTGTGACTTCGCCGGAAGCGGTAATCGTGCCTCCGAATGTCGCGTCACCACCGAAACTTCCTGAGCCCTGAGTAAGCTGGCCGTTTGCCTCAATGACGGGGGCATTTAGAGATATTTTGTCGTCAGCATTAACAACGACCGTGTTCCCATTAACCTGAACAACCAGGGGCGATACGATATCAATCCCGTCGTTGGCAAACTTCACATACTGACTTGGCTCTGCATTAAGTACCCCACCGAGATAGATTCCATCTGATTTATTGTGTACGCGAAGAGACGCCGGGAGGGATTCTTTCTTCTCCTTTCTGACGTTGGTAATGTCTCTGTCGCAGCAGAGCATGAGGCCTATATCACCTTCCACTGGATCCATAATCACCGCGCTTGCACCGCGCTGAAGTCGCCATACAGGAATATTAAAAACCGGTGTATTGCCATTTCTTGAACCATCGGCGGTAAATCCACTTACCAGAGGTGTGACGTCGAGAAGTGGCCCATCCTTTACCTTGTTAACAATCACGAGCTGGATGAAGGCGTTTCGTGACATTAACGAATTGAAAATAAATTCGTTAATGTTCGCCTCGCAGTTTACATCCTGAGGCTTAAAGGAAAATTCACCTTTCTTTGTCATTTACAGCTCCGCCTCCTGGTTCGCTACGACAAATGAAAACCACGGACCGCCTTCCACCCAAGCCGAGATGATGTGCCTTACAGTATTTATGGTATACATCCCGGAAGCGCCAGGAAGGTCTGTTTCTAGCTTCATCTTTCTTGGCGCGATGAGGTTTGATGAGAACATTGTTGTGAGATAGAGTCCGTCTCTTGTCCATGTCGGATAGCCAATCAGGCCATGCTCTTTGGAAACAAAAGGAACAACGTCATCCCACGAACCGTTAATTGACCATATGCGAATAATTCCCGTACTACAGTCAATATTCAGATTTGCGGACTTCGCCAATTGAATAATCTGGCTTACCGGGTCGCCTACTACATGGGGATTGCTGAGTGGAAATTTGATGTCCTCAAGCACGGAAACCATAATCCCAAGAGGGTCGGCGATTGACCTGATCGCATCGATAACATCAACACTTCCCTCTACAGAGAATGGCTGGGATGGAAGCGACCTTTCAGCACCTAACGCATGAGCCTCAATAACCAGTGGGGCGTCTGGAGCCTCATTAAAGTCGGTTGTGGCAAATGTTATCGTCCCCACAAAGATAAGCTCATCCTGTGCCCAGACCTTCATGTAGTTATTCTTCGTTGGGCCTCTCAGGTTTCCCGCATAACTTAGCTTCGCCATATTACTCAGGCTCAGGCCATAAACCCGGCATGACAATGTGGTAAGCGCAGAACCACCGTAGCCGTTGTATTCAACGATAGCTTTGGCGTTTTCTATGGTGAGAACGTTGTCCTGCGATGGCCCCTGAGAGCCATCAAATACCTGGTCCGTAAGAGTGAACTGAATTTTAATGTTGCGCTTTTTATAGGACATTGCTCATCTCTTCTTCTGTGGCATAGAACAGTTTGAAGCGTGAACCTAGCTCATCATAAACAGGGTCTGAGTCACCTTTTGTGTCTGCAAAGAACAGCTCTCCCTTAAACTTCAGGTACGGGTATCTGATGATCTTATTGCAGTTCAGGCAAAGCACCCCCTGAGCTATCCAGACCCCACTTAACGCCACATCGATAAACATGCCGGTGCTTCTCTGATTAATTCTTAGAGTTACACGCTGACCGCCGAGTGAAACCTGTAATGTCTGCCCCTTAACCGGTTGAAGCGATATCGTCTGCATCAGGATAACCCCTTCACCAGTTCGTCAACTGTCGTTGAAAGATTGTTAATAGCTGAAGTGGCTGCACCATTTATGGCGCTGGTAGCTCCTGCTGTGACATTCGTTACGGCATTGCCTACCGATGTTGCAACGGTCACCGCCGCGCTACTTAATGACTGCTTAAGGCCTGTAAGAGCGCCCTTCACATCATCGAGAGTGCTCTCTGATGCGTTGGCGTTAACCTGCCTGGCGTCAACTGCTCCGCCCTTTGATATGGCATTCTGAGATGGCTGGTTGTTTGCTGTTGTGTTAGACAGCCCTACCTCAGCTTCCTGAAGAACTGCCTGAAATATGGCCTCTACAGTCAACAATGTGACGTCACGTTCTGATGTACGGTAATTGTATCGAACCAGGTCATAGTCCTCGTAGGTGGTGTCTGGCGTCTCTATATCGTAAAGCTGAGTGTCATCCACCATCGCATCCAGTGCAGCCAGCATGTCCGAGCGGCTTGTCAGCGTAAAATTGGTGAGGTTTGGTATGCTTCCACTAAAACCTGTCCATCCTTCAAGATTAAACAAAACCCTGATGATGGCCGGGCGCTTAACCTTGTTAAAACTGGTATATGACCCCTCTTCAATTGGCGCGGAAACCACTGAAGCATCTGCTCCATACTCAATCCCAAGGAACGAGGACGGAGACAATGCCCTTAAGCCTGACTTCAGGAAAATCCCGTAACCAGGCGAAAGGGTACTGTTGATTATGGAGAAGATATTGCCGCTGTTGATCGCACTGAGGAGCGTTGTTTCGTTTAAACTAAACATTAGCTGTTTTGCCCCGTGAGAAAGGTTTGAGTAAGGCTGCTCTGAGCCATGCCTTTATTCGCGGCCTCTTTCGCCAGGCTATCCAGGGTTCTTGACTCTGTTTTGATGGTGGTGTTTTGGAATGTGATATTTGTCCCGCCACCACCTGACGCCGAACCAGCCTGATATGAGTAGCGCTGTGATGCCTGCATTCTTGAGATAATCTGAGGCGCATAGTTTCTTGCCTCTTCAGGGGCATTTGCCATCCCCTTCTTCTCAAGGTTGCCCATTCCCCAGTTATAAGCAGTCAGGGCTTTCTGCAGATCGCCACCATATCTCTGGAGAAGCGAGCCCATATATTTGGCACCAGCTTCCAGAGACTTCATTGGGTCGAATTCTTTCCCATGAATACCGAAGTCTTTGGCGGTACCAGGCATGAACTGCATTAACCCCTTCGCGCCTGCACTTGATACGGCGTATGGATTCCAGCCTGACTCTTGGGTTACCTGTGCATCCAGAAGCCCCTCAGGAAGACCGTATTGCTTCTCAAGGCGAGATGTTTCACCTGAGAAAAGGTTTCTCAGCCCCTCAGCTTTTTCTCCCAACCATTTGCCAACACTGCGGGTGTCAAAGCCGGTTTTATCCTTTATCCAGTCTGCCGCAGAGTTTGCGCTATCCGTTACGGATGGAAGAGCATCCTCACCGCCTCCCATCTTGAACAGGGAGTTAACTTTGTCACCAAATGTTGAGAAATCTAAATTAAAGAGGCTTTTGAAGGCGTCGATAATCAGCTCGACGGTCTGACGTCCCTCATCAAGGTTTTGATTGAGATTTTTTATGTCGCCAGATAACGTCCAGTTTTTCGTATCGATGCTAAGCAGATCACCTATAGCTTTAGAGACGTCTGTGACATCCTTCCAAAGTATTGAGAATGTCTTACCTAGCTCATCGAATGAGGCGTTAATCTCAGGCCCGTGCCTTTCTACCCACGCGCTCATTGAATTGAGTGCGTCAAGAATTTTCCATACTGCTGGCAGAAGTTTTTCATACAGAGTAAGCGAGGTGGACTCCCACGATTGCCTGACTCTGACGAACTGCTCATTTAAACGCCTGGCTTTGTCTGTCAGCGCATCAGTTTGTTTGGACGTTCCTTCGAATGACTTCTGTAAGTCCAGAAGCCGTCCGCTAGAGAGAGCCTGCACTGTTGCATTATCGAAACCAAGCCTCTGCCCATACATGCGCTGCTGGTTTTTATTAAGCTTGTTCCAGTTTTCAGCCAGGTACTGCATGATTTGGCTTGCATTCTGGGTGGTATCGAACTTGGTTCCGGTCTGGGCGCTGAAGGCAAAGAGGGTGTTGAGCGTATCGTCAGCACCAAACCCAGAATTAAATTGAGATATTGAACTCTGGAATTTCTGGAGGTTAGAGCTCATTGACGCAGCAGAAGACCCAACTGCGTCAGCTGACTTTACCCAACCATCAAGAGCCTTGGCCGATGTGTCTATGGCAGAGGACTGGACGCCCAAATCAACCAGAGATTTAGTCGTGTCGGTGATGAAGTTTTTAACCCCATTGGCACTCAGAGCTATTCCTGCCAGTGCCAGCATGCTCTTCCCAATACTGGTAAAGAATGAAGAGGCTTTCTTGCCATAAGCCTCCATGTCCTTTGCCGTTGACTCTGCATGCTTCTTAGTTTGGTCTAATCCTTCTAAGACCTCTTTCTTGCCCTTTTTGAATCCAGAGGAATCAAGGCCCAGAGTGACAACCAGGGCATCTATAACTGTTGCCATTACCAGGCCTCACTTGCTCTGTCGATTACCATTTGGTTGTAATTATCAATGGTGATAATTTCCAGCCACCACCATAAATCCTGCACACCAAGTGTCGTGCTTAGCTCCGTCAGCGAGCATTTACCCGATGACATGACCGTGGCTATTGTTTTTGGCACGTTGGTGTACTCGGCAAGGCCAGCGATTTGCGGGCCCATTACCGGAGGGATGTCTAACTGGCGGTGGCTGTGAAAAAATCAACATGCAGCTTGAAGACTTCGCTGCGAAGTTTCAGGCGAGTCATAATCTCTTCAGTGTCATCATCAATCAGATTTCGCTTAACGCTCTGATTGGCTGGATCTGGAACGGCCTGAACACACTTCATCAGCTCGTCCAGGAGAGGCCGTGCATCCTCTGGAGGGATTTTAGCCACCATTTCGAGGCCGACTTTCGCCATACCTGCCATACCCATATCTGAAAAGTTATCCGGAAGATTAACGCCATTTTTAGCCATTGCCAGTCCGGCACGAATTGCCCACCACTCAGCCTGAGTAGCAGACATTTCGCGAATGTAGAAAACCTTCCCATTGTCACGTCCTTTATCTTCGACGGTGTAGTAAATCTCTTTGCGTGCCATGTTAGTCCTTATGGGTTGTACGCTTCGCCAACCACGGATTCCCAGTTAATTTGGAACGTCATAGCCTGCAGTACACGCTGCGCATCCGGAATGGCCTTAACGCGCTGCAGAATGCCATTGGTCAGTGTGAACTTGCGACTAATCGCCGGGAGGATAATTGTTGCGTTGCAGCGGAATACAGCTTTTGAGGTCAGAGACGTCAGTTGCCAGGTTTCGAACAGCTCACGAGATGGGCTGTCCGGCATGATTGTGATCGTCTGCAGATACTCACCGAAAACGAAACCGCCAGAGAGCTTGCCATCAGCGCCACGGACGGAAACTGCCATTTCTGTATCGCCCAGCGCGAACATCGCGTCAGCTGCATAACCTTCCAGCGTCTGAGCGCTCGGGAATAGGTTGGTGACGGTGAGGGCAAAAATGGAATCAGCTGAAGTAATCGTGTTGGACATTTATTGCACCTCAATGCTGGCGAGAGTGATTTTCTGTACGCAACCACCGTCGCAGTACCACAGTGTCATGCTCGGGCTTGTGCGCTCCTGACGCTGCGTAGGAGTGGCGTCTGCGATATACAGGTAGTAGCCCTTAGCAATCAGCGATGGAGAGATGTCAGCGCCCACTGCGTTCTGAATCTCTGAAATCTGAGAGCCGGACAGAGTTACACCGGTTCGGATGCCACCAAAGGTGATTCCCTGATTCAGCGTGTCGGAGAATGACGCCTCGATGATCGCCTTGCCGCGTGCGTTGTAAGGAATGCTGCGGTTAGACTGGAACAGCTCGATAGCATCCTGCATCAGGTTGGCATTCAGCCAAATCTGGAAGCAGAAGGAGTCAAACCACTTGAAGTCACCAGTGATGGTGCCATCAGCCCAGTAGCGAGTATCGTAGTTATTCGCCGTGTACGCGCCGTAGAAGTTGTAACCGTTGGCAATCAGAGCATCGTAATTTGCTGATGTGGTCACTTCCGGCAGCAGGCCACCGAGAGAGCGGAACTTGAATGGTACGCGGCCTTCCTGACGGTCGAAGTCAAGAGATGCGGCATAGCCAATAACGCTCGCTGCATGAGCCTGATCCCCGAACACCGGAACGACGTTTGAGTAGTTGTAAGTGCTGATGATTTTGTACGCCAGCGTATCAGTTGAGCCAGATACCAGCGCGGATTCTTCCAGCGTGAACGGCACGTAGCCGAACCGATAATTCTGCCCATTAACCCAGGCGGAGAAGTCCAGCGCTTCCTGTTCGGTCGGCTTAAAAGATGTAGTGAAGATTGCCCAATTTTGAGAGCTATCCAGCACTGACTGCATTGCCGAGGTCACTACCGCTGCATCTGCGCCCTGTGACAACTGAGCGCCGGTTGCGGCTGTAAGTTTCAGGCCAGCAGATAATGTGCCAGTGGCGTAGGTAATAGTGCTCGCTGCGCCATCGGACGCGCTGGTGATGATGAAGCGCTTTTGAGTGGTGTCGTACTCTACAGTTACGCTAGAGCCGATACCTGTCTCAATCAGGTCGGCAGCCATGGCAAAGCTTGTTGCTGTGCTCAGGTCGATGCTGGCTGAAGTTACCGCCGTTCCGTCAACGGTCAGTGTAAGTACCCCGCTCAGCAGTTTGAGCTGGTCTAACGTTACTGCCGCCATTGAACCTGAGCGTAACCATGCTGCAGCTGCTTCCGGGTTAAACCGTGCAAATAGCAACGCGCCTGGGGTTTTGGTGGAATTGTCGTAGCCCTGAAAATACACTTCAGCCATGCTGAATTCAGCAGATGCACTGCCGAAATAGGCTGCTACATCTTCTTTGTTCGTGAATGTGATAACACTCCCCACCGGAGCGTAAGCGCTGTCGGTAAGGATAAGGCCATTCAGATCAAGCGCTGAACCGCCCGCTGGCAGCACTCCAGGATTGATTTGAATATCTTTGCGTAATGGGATTGCCATTTATGCACTCTCCGGTGGGTATTTTAGATCTGCGGCAATAACGCCGACTGTAATGCTGTCCATGAAGTCCTGCCGTGTGGTAACAGACGGGTTGAATTGCCCGATGAATTCCATCGTCCAGCGTCCTTCGTATTGTTGCTCGCCGTTTATCATCGTGGTCTGATGAGGGTCTGAGCAGTAAAGAGGTGTAATGACATTGCCGTTTTGTCGGAACCATTCACAGGCAAAGTCTGAGCGGATTAGCGTACCGATGATTGAAGCGTTATCAGCTGCGTTCTCGCCGTAGCAGTCAATCTGACAAGGCCATTGTGTGCTGCGCTGGTTTAGCTGCTTCCCTTCTCCGTAAACGCCGTTGTCGTCGTATTTGACGCGGTTGGTAGACAGCCCTATCTGCTTCAGCGGTGTCATGATGATGAAGTCACGGAGCGGCATAGGCGTCAGGTTCTGCTGACCTACCAGCACGTTGTCGATGGTGAGACCGGTGATATCCATCAGAAATGCCTGCAGAGCAATACGCAGGTCTAGCTCGGTGATGTCTACTGTGGCTGTCATGGCGACCTCTGCAGGTTAACAATCACTCGGCACCAGTCAGGCCATAACTCAGGAACCTTCACCACCAACCACTGTTGACCGTTCACAACGAGAATGTCGCCACCTTTTTGATCCGGTCGATTCACTCCGTTGAAGTTCCCATTCAGATACGCACTTTTCAGGATGCCCTGAATGTTGATGGCATCAACCTGTCTCAGGTCGGTGGACGATAGCTCCTGCATCTGGACTTCAACATCAACGTTGCTGTACGTCTGCTCTCGCTTTCCACCAGGTAACGTAGTGAATCCGGTGTTAATCCGGAACACGCCATTTACGTTGGGGTTTATTGTCTTCGTGGCGCTATTGGCTATGCCTCTCAGGTTCATACGCCATCCTTAATGTCGTAATCGACGCTGTTTAGCATGTGGGAAGTTTCAATGAGTGGCTTAGAGAAGCCCTTTTTGGCGATCGTTACTGGAGATAGCGCAGGCTCCATCAAATCTCTGATTGAGCCCTGCAACTGGCCTTTAATATGTTCACCCATCAGTCCAAGCATCGTTTCCGCTTCATAGCCTGTTGCCTCGGCTATCTTCGCAATATCCTGCGGCCATTCTGGTGACTTTTCGGCGATCATGTTTCTGAAAAATGGACGAGGAGGCCTGTTCATTGCCGGGTCGCCATATTCGTTGGCTGCGGCAACCATTGGGACAGATTGTCCGTCAGGGTATGCAGCCCCTTCAAGGAATCCCACCCTCAGTGTTTTCCCATCGCCAAGCTTTTCTGCCAGTTCAGCAAGTTTCGCCTCTAATGCCGCGCCACCACTAAACGTGGTCATGCTCACCTCCGGGTAACTGGCCTGCGGTAATAATGTCCGGGATAAAGTGACGGGGAGGATCCCGGAACATATTTGAATGTGCGGTACTGAGCAGTTGCATTCCAGTAAGCAGCGCCATATGGCGTTTGCAGATACCACCAGGATGACTGACTAACAGGAACATCGCCGGTGGATACCGATACAGAACCCTCAGATGCACTTGAAATTCGACCTACCAGGCCGGATGGCTTCTGCCCACCTACCCCAGAATTGAGAGCTGCAATGTGAGCGACGAGCATGTTCAGATAAACAGCCCGCACAGCATCATCCTGTACGGGGCTGCAATCTGTGTTATCAAGGTAGACCGTTGCCTCAACGAAATACGCATTCAGCAGCGCGTCACTTACCGAGTTGAATTCCGGATAACGCTCGCGGAATGCTTCAATGTCGAAAACAACGATCGCCATGATTATTTACCGTCCGCTTTCTCGATGCCCGGTGCAGGCTTGTCCTGCGGCAGACCTTCCAGACCAGACTTGACGCTGGCGTTTTCGGTAGCTTTTGATTGCGCGCTATTCGCTTTAGCCTGCGCGAATACCAGCTCGTTTTTGACATATGGCTGGTTTTTGTGAGCTTCCAGCCACTTTTCAAAGGCGTCTTTGTCGACACCCTCAGTGAGGCCGTAACCGCCAACGACATTTGAAGAGTTAGCGCCGTTCAGCGTTACGGTGTAGCCTTCCTGCTCAACAACCAGGCCGTTAGGAAGTTTGCAGCCTACAACGATAGTTTCTGCCATGTTTTACACCCCGATCATGCTGGCGATAGCCAGAGGTTGACGAATGATTGCACCCCAGGTGCCGCCTGATTTTTTCTGCTTCCAGCTGGACTCTTCGACCACTACAGCATGCGCGCGCATTTTTTCGGTGAATGCGGCGTAAGCGGTGTCTGTCTCGCCGAGTTTGTCAGCAATCAGCTGCACCATCTCGCCAGCGTCAGTGGAGTACTCGACCGCCGTTTCGATGCGCAGGTTGGGGAAGTTTTTCTTAAGCAGATCCGACACATTCACGTTGTACATATTGGTCTTGGTCAGATTCACTTCCGCCGTCGGCGACATCGCCAGCGTCATCGGGGAATCGCGCTCAATGAGGCCTTTGGTCTGCGATACCAGTTGGCCGTAAAGCTTGGCGATATCGTCGTATACGGCCTGACCGTCTTTGGATGACCATGTCACAGCGCCACCCGCGCCGGTTGCATTCGGCGTGATAGGTGCAGGCAGAGACGGGTCATTCAGCAGGCCGTAGTTCTGCAGTCCCTGAATGCCGTAGAAGTACGACTTGTTCTGGAACTTGTTCAGCACCAGAGCTGAAGCCACGTTGAGCTCAGCTGCATAGCCGATCCGCGCTGCGCCGTACATATCCAGCTCACGCTCACCCCAGCGGGTGTGGGTCTGGTAGTGGTAGGACTGGCGCGGCACCCAGTTGACGTTCGCAGCGGTCATGCCGTTGTTATTGAAGTCACCATACGAGCTGGTTTCGCCAGCACTTTCCACAACCGGGAACTGCGCGGTCAGCGTGGTCCAGTCGCCCTTTTTCACTTCACCGATGATTTGCGCTGCCTTCATCGGGGTGACCAGAATGCGGATCAGCTCCGGGTCAACATAGTTGGTAAAGTACGCCGGGATACCTGCGCTACCAGTGGTAACCATGGTCGGCTGCGCATCCATCGCCAGGGAGAAGTTCTCCGCAAACTCTGGCTTCAGGTATTCTTTCGCGCCCGGCAGCACGATGCCGTATTTACCGCTTGCTGCGGCATAGTGTTTCTGAAATTCGTTCATTACTTGCTCCAGGTGCTGATTTTGACCAGTTCGCCTGCATCGCAAGCGCTACCAGCATAGAAAGGCGTTTCGACTGCGCCGGAAATGGTGGCTCCTGCCGCGCCGGTTTTGATTGTGCCGTCAGCCAGTACAGCGAAGATTTTCTGACCGCGAGTTGCAGCGGTGGCGGTGCGAGCCCAGAAGTCTCCAGCGACCATCAGAGTCACTTCACGACCCGCCTGAATTACATTGGAGGAAGCGCCGAGCCATTCAGTGATTGCCGCCTGGCCGTCACGATGAACGAAGCCTGATGGAGCGCCGGTGCCAGTGTTGGTGGCGACGCCGCTAACTGCCCACGCAAAGCGACCGATAGTGAGGCCGCCAGTGCCTGCTACCAGCGCAGCTTCGCCAGCCAGGAAGGTAGCGTGAGGGTTGGTACTTGCAAATCCACCTTCGACGCCAGGGGCCGGATATTGATTAATTACACTCTGAAATCCAGGCATCTTAGAACCCTCGTTTGAGTTTGCCAGCGGTCGGGAAGGCTTTCTCGAATTCGCTGATAGAGTCGGAATCCTGCGCAATTACAGGGCGCTTGTTGTCTTTCTGGCTGATAGCCATTTTGACGAGTGACGGGAATGCGGAAGGGTGAACGCCTTCGATATCCACGCCAGCCTGCTCAAGAGCAGTGCGATAGACATCTTCAGCGGAGTCCATTGCTACCACGTCGCCAATCAGCGGGCGCACAGCCTGCTCTGCTTCACGTACGGCGCGGAAGTTTTCCGCGGCTTTTTTAGTAGCTGCATCGGCAGCCAGTCGGATCGCGGCGTCCATTGCAGGTTTGTCCACTTTGTCTTTCTCTTTTTTGTCGTCTTTATCTTCGCTGTCTTCATCCATCGCAGCAGCAGGTGCGAGAGACGCAGCAATTTTGGCAATGATTTCTTCTGATACACCTGCTTCACGCAGCAAAGAGATGATGGCCTCTTCGTCGCTGTCGCCGGCGACTTTCACTTCTTCTTCCGGCTCGACGGTCTGTTCGGATGCTTCAATGATTTCGACCAGCTCTTCCGGTTCGATTTCCATGTCAGCTGCGAGACGCGGCTTGCAGAGTTTCGCCACTGCCTTTGCGATCGACACAGGCGATTTGTGTGCGTTCAGGATGGCGGTGAGTTCTTTGGGTGCGGCATCCTGAGCCAGACGCGGCTTCAGATACGCTCCCAGCGCGGCACGGATGGCGACGCCTTTGCGGTCTAACTTCATGTATTTAAGCTCCAGTGGGAGTGAATCCCCGACTACGACGTCGGGACCTGCGCGGCCGGTTTCGACCAGTGCAACGTGATTTCCGACAATGTCACGCATGACGCCGTCATATGCTTCGCCGTCTGGTGATTCGCCGGGGGTCATATCGGCGACGTATTGATACGACGACGACAATTCTTTCTGCTCTTCAGTCTCGATACCTGCGATGGCTGAGTTGTCCCAGATCGACAGGCCGTTGGTCAGGTACTTGCCGTTAAATGCGGCGCTCGAATGTGTTGAACCCACCCGATATTCTCGCGGCGGGTCGCCGGGGAAGTCGGGGGTGTGAATGCAGAGAATGGGGATATTGTTGAATGTGTGGGCGGCTTTCTTTAGTTCTTCCGGGTCGCGGTAAAGCCGGTAGATTTTGTCAGGATCAAGGCCTAACTCTTCCCACCCAGGAATCTCTCGCCCGTAGTAGGGGCAGACATTCGCCTTACTGATGTTGCTAACCGCCACCTGAAGCCTGCCGACATCATCGAGTTTGCGCACGGAGGCGCGGTCAAATGCCAACCGTTCAGTTGCTTTCATCGTTTTTCTCAGATTTCAGGCAATAAAAAAGGCCACCTGAGCGACCATTTGGGTTTTGATTATTTATCAGATACCGGGGATGACCGGAGACCAGGTGCATCGGCAGTTTATTTCCTCCCCAGGCATTGTCCACTTGCCGTCCAGATAAAGCCCTTTCGACAGGTCAAATTTCTGCCCGTCAGCTTTAACGTGTGATGGCCGTGGCTCTTTGCCTGCGTGAGAGTGTCGCCAGATGCCTTCAGTGATGCCTAGCGACTGCTGCCTTGCCGCCTGCATGACTGATGTGGCCTTGTTGTTCTGGTCTCTGGCGATGAGGGCTGCCCGACGGCGGATTATCCCATATCGCTTTTGCAGTTCATCCGTAAGCGTTTTCAGATCTCGTCCACGCGCCACAGAGCGCATGACCATTCCCTCAATCTCAGTGAAATACTTCTCCGGGATGGATCGTATTAGCCCGACGTTTTCGGCAATGGTCGCCTGCAACGCATTGTTCATCGGCGCGGTCATTTTGAACTCAACGGTCAATCCAGCCACATCGAGAGCGTTACGAAGGGACACGTCTGAATTCTTCATCGCGTCTCCAGCAAACCGTTCAGCCAGTTTCTGAGCGATGTCGTCGAATTGCTTTGCCCAGCGCTTCGCGAGCTTTCTGACAGCATCACGCATGAACACTGCCGGAGATGCGTCCATTGCCACCGCAGCCCCGCTCGCTTTGTAGTTAGCGGAGAGCCAGTAGACAACGGACTTCTGCATCTCCCTGACCTGTTTATCAAGCTGTCGCCTATACCACGCCTCAACGCCAACGTTAGGTCTTATCGGGCGGGTCGTCTTCATTGTCGATGTCGTCGACTTCTTCTTCGATTTCGATGTCATCGCTTAAGTCCAGTGAGTGGTATGGGCTGTCAGGGTCGGCGGCAATCTTCTCCCGAATCTCTCCGGCAGAAAGCGCACCTACCTGTGTTGCGTACACAGCATCAGTATCAGCATCCATCTTGCGAATCTCTGCGCGCTCTTTCTCGCTCATCTCATAAAGCGGCTCGAACTCGAAGTAGATGTCCGGGTCTATGCCGCCAAATTCGGAGAGCTGAATGATGTCCAGCACGCGTTTAAGGTTGTCTTTGAAAATGGACTGCTGCAGGGCGTGAATATAGTCATAGAAGACGCGAATCTCGCCCTCTGATGAGGCGTTGAGCCCAGCAGGTGAGATACCAAGCAGTTTGACGAGTGGAATGCTGGACACCGCAGCCATTTGCTCTTGTGCCTGAGCCTGAAGTGCATCGAGACCGCTCAGGGGCGCATTGACAAACTCGACCGTCTCAGGCGCTTCAGGGCTGTTGTCCTTCGCAAAAGCGCCCCGATTATCGCGACACTGATTGAACATCTGGAGGCGATAAAGCAGGCTCTCAGCCCCGCCACCATGCAACACCGTGCTCATGTTAGTGCCGATTACCGGGATACTGAACGAGTGAATCATGTCACTTACGCTGTCACGCGTGCGCAGCCAGTTATTCACGTAAGGTTCGGCCATTTGTGTCAGGCTTAGCCCACGGAAGTTGTAGGCCGCTTTCAGAAGATCTGGCACCTGCCTGGAAACGAAGTCCAGCATGCGGCTTGCATTTACTGTCTTCGCCATCACAAACCATTCTGTCGGCTTGTAGAAGTCGGGACTCATCGGGTTGTCAGTGTTGTAGACGCCCGGATAGGTCCAGACAGGCTCAATGACGGTGAAGCCAATCAGCGATCCCTTTGTGATCTTCTTGTCGGAGATAAACAGTTTTGACTGCAACTCCACGGCATCTGTCCAGGCTGACGCCCCTTTTGCAGTCTTCACGTCGATGTAAATCTGGCCGCCACCAAAATATCCGTCGTGCTCTGCAGCCTCGCGGAATTTCTCCTTAACGCGGAATTTCTCCATCGCTGCATAAAGCTCGCGGACTCGATCCGCCTTGTCGTCATCACCCACCGTCTTGAGTTTCACCCACTTGCGGGTCATCTCTTCGGCGATGGTGCCGACCATCTTGCGATATTCCGGCTTCTGCGCCAGCGTGGCGAGATAAGGGTATCCGGGGAAGCTGTCAGGGTAGCCGTAGGTATAACCCATGTAAGCGTTGTTAAGGGCATCGTATGGCGTCGAGTCCATAGCGAGAATGCCCTTCTCGATGCTCTCAGGGATGACACCTTTTGGCGGTACGTACTGTGCAAAGTCTCTCGGCGGCTTTGGTGTGATTTGCGCCACCGATTCGGCCTTAATTTTCATCTGCGATTTTTCAGGCTCTTTCACCGGCTCAGGCGCGGCGACTTGTTTCTTTTTAAACGGCCACACTTAAATTCTCCTGAGTTGGCTCGGGTCGATGACCATCGGCTGGCGACCGGAAATAAGGTTGTCGTCAATGGCATCCATCCAGGTATCAAGGATGTCGTCATTGTCGTGACTGTCGTCAGCTGAGAACGCAGCGCATTCGGTCATGGCGGTGATAACCCATGAGGTTGTTCCGGCAATGGTGCCGTCTTCGTAACGGGTATGAAGCACTGCCGCGCCGTTAGCATCATGCGTGGCTGGCACGTACACTTTGCCGGTCTTTATCTGCGGGATGACGTTGAGGCAGCGAACCAGTTTGTTCTGGCCTGCGCCGCGAGGAATCTCTTTAACCGGGATACTGTTGCGCTTCTTGAGGGTGGTGATCAGGCCCTGCCCGGCCTGCTTCTCTTCTATTGCCATGTGCCGCATTGGCATGATTCGAAGCGATCCCTGCATCCGCCATTTCTCCCACACTTCTTCGGCTTTCTTCAGGAGGTCTTCCGGGTCCCAGCGTCCACGCACGACATCAATGATGTAGAGGTTGCCATCAACGCCCATACCAACAAGCGTGAACACGGTGTAGTCAAGCCAGTCCTCTACCTTGCCGCTGTTGGTATCCACATACACGGCGCGGTGCGTGAGCTTAGGCAGCGTGGTGTATGTCTTAAACCAGTCGGTTTCGATGATTCCGCCAGTCAGCGCCATTGGGTTCTGCTGATACTGCGACAGGAATGTGTAACGGTCTCTCTCCCACAGGGCGACGAGGTCGTTCACGTCTTCCATCTGCGGCCAGTATGACCAGTATCGCGTCCCGGAGACTTCGACCGACTCGGTGTCTTTGACCGTTTCCCAGCACAGTGAACACCATGGCTCAGGCAGGGACTGAATGTATTTTTCGTCAATCAGCGCCGGGATGGCGACGTGATGGAAATCAACGCCCATACCACCTGACAGCATGAAGCCGGTTGCGTCGTCAGTATGAAGGCGCTGCTGAATGCTCACGAATGGTGTTGGGTGGTCTTTCGACTTATCGCCGCGGCGAGAACGGATGGTGTTTACCAGAAGCGTGTTAGCGCTGTTCCGCTTGGTCTCGCTGAGCATGTCTACCGGCTTGTTGTAGTCATCCAGCATAACCATGCCGGAGAATTCGGGCCCAAAGTAGCCACCACGACCACCGGTGATTTGCCCGTTACTGGAGCGGGATACCGTCTGCCCTATTGAGCGTCCGCGCTCGTCCTTTATCTCCCACTCTTCAGCCTGGTTGACGCCAAATGAGCACGGCCAAAACTCCTGATACTCTTTACTGGCAATGATGTCGCGAGTGCGGCGTGAGTTGCGCTTAACCAGCGTGTCAGCAAAAGAGATATTCAGGTTGCGGAAACGCTTGAGCTTTCCTTCCTGCACCAGTGCATTGACGTATGCAGGAAAATGAATGGAGAAGAACTCCGTTTTCGTCCCGCCAGGTGGAATATTGATAATTAGGTTTCGCGGCTCAAGGCGTCCGGCTATCAGATCATCAATTTTTGACGCCATCAGTCGGTGATGCCAGTTTACCAGCAGGCGATCGCCCTGAATCAGTTCAAACCACAACCGAGTGAAGTTGAGAAACGACTTGGTGGACTTTGAACGAAGCACTACACGCTCTGGGAATGACAAATCATCCCATTCGATAATTTCGTTCATATCAATCCAGGCCTTTTAGTTTCTCCTCCATTGCCGCCTGAGCTGCTGCGTAATCTGCTGGGGTGTAATTGACGACTTCTACCGGGCCACCATTGGCACCCTCGATAGCGTGGTCAATCTTGTCTCTCCAGTCTTTCTTCTGTCGGTTCTTAAGCCAGAAGATTGCAGCAGCTGTGTCGGGAGGGTAATGCTTTTTGATTTGTGTTTTGACAATCTGGTTATCAATTACGCGGATATCAATGTCAGGGGCTACGTAACCCATTGCTCGCTGATAGAGGCTATCGACGATCTCAGCATCAACAAGGTCTTTGCCCTTTTTTACGGACTCCAGAAACTCAGGATGCTCTTTCTTCCACGTATTGATCGTTGCTTCAGAGACCTCAAAGAAGTCTGCTAATTGAGCATCGGTGTAGCCAAGCATGCACAGCTTGCGAGCCTGCTCGGCGTACGCCTTCTGATACTTGGTTGGCCTGGCCATGATTGCTCCTTACATCATTCCCGCAGTTTTCAGCTTGGAGATCAGCGCGTTCAGGTCAGTAACCACGCCTGCGACGTCTGTTGCGGTGCTGTTGGCCTGAGCGGCCATTTTCTTTACGCCACCGATAGTGGTCGTTGTTGCTGCCGGGATAGCTACTGAATCGCCAGGCGTCATAACCTCGATTGGGTAGCCGCCGGTCGAAATTGCGCGTTTGGTCATTTTGATTTCCTGCTTATTTAAGCTATGGGATGCAACAAAAAACCGCCCGTAGGCGGTTTATCGAGATATATTTTTTTACACCAGATTGCCGATGAACTTAGCCTGTACTGCCAGGTTGGCACCGGGGACGCCTGCAATACTACCTTCTAGGTAATAACCATCCCCGATATCGCGCACAGACAAGCCCATCACGTAGTCATTTAGCCCTGCGATAACGTTCTGTGCTGACGGGTTATGGCGCGATACATGAAGTTTTAATTCCCCGTCTTGGATTCGCCCCTGATAAGTAAATCCAAAATCACCGCCATTAACCGAACCATCCTTCACGACGACCGTTCCGCTTCCGACATCATTCTGGCCACTTCTGAAAATGACAAAATAAATTCCGTCTTTCATGCTCACTCCCAAGTTTGTTTAGCCTTATGGCTTGAGCATTTTATCACGCACGCATGGCATTTGTTTTGTTGCACCTCACCACTTGACAAGGGGGTTGGTGCTACATGCTCATATATTATGACATCCATCATCAGGCGCACTCGTAAATGCGCCTTGTGATGAAAGCCGTTGTGAAAGAGGCTCTCACCTCTCCAAGCCTCTAAATTGCGATGTCCAGTGTTAACTGGAGTTGCTCACGCCAGAATTCAACGTTGGCTTCAATGCCGGGCTTATCCCATCGCCAGCGGGCCATTTCTCGTGCCCCATTGCTGGCTTTTGATTGCCGGTCATCTCGAATCCGACAGGCTTGCTCAAACTTCTGTTGCTCGGTAAGTTCGCCACGAAGCAGGCTATCAATATGCAGGTCGCACCAGACGGAGAATTTAGGGTCGCACCAACGGGCAAAGGCGACCGATAGCTTTGGATGCAGCCACGTACCACCGCCCCTGTCTTTACGCGCTTTGCTGGTTTTTACATACCCGGATTTACGGGTATGTAAGATTTCAGATGGTGATCCTGAATAGACCTCATCCAATGCCCTCACATATTCCAGCGTCTCTGCATTGGACAGCCAGTGGTCTAGTCGCTTGCCGAAGCGATCAGCGATATCGGTAGCATTTATCCATCCGTCGGTATTAAAACGAATAGCTTCGCCTTTGTAGTTCAATGGAACAATATTCATTGCTGACACCTTTAAGGAAGATGAGCCTGTCGCACAGAACAGCCGTCACCCGAGAGGCCGCAATGACACCAACGGTTGTTCTCAGGCTCAGCTTTCTGAAAGGCTCGGGTTATTTTTTGCGCGTGCGAAGCGCATAAAAAAGCCCCGCATAAGCGAGGCCGATATTGCTTTGTTGCTGATGGTGAATCTTCTTGGGGGTTGTCATGGTCGCAGGCTTCGCGATTCCTCACGGAATGGCTCACCCACTTACGGCTTATCCTGTGGGGGGGGGTTATTGGCGCTTAATGGTGACTTTTCCGTAAAGCGTTTGTTGCTTAACCACGCCGTTCTCCGCCGTCATGTATCCGCGCTCATCGGGTACTGCTGCAATCACCTCGTCTTTTTCATCATCAGCAGTGAATACATGCTTAACTTCAACGCCATCGATATAGACTTTATATCGCTCCTGAGCGGGATTAATTTTCCGGCCAGGATCGTCATCTAAAACGGTCAGTCTCATTTAAATTTCCTTTTAGACGTGAGCCTGTCGCACGGCAAAGCCGCCGAAAGCAATCGGTTTGCCCATGCTCACAACTGAAAGACTTTCTAAGATGTGCGCGTGCGATGCGCATAAAAAAGCCCCGCTATTGCGAGGCTCGGTTGCTTTCTATTTTCCTGATGGTTCGAATCTGCCCGTTACAGGCGTCCAGCGAATCGAGCAACAGGATGTTGAGCTGTACGCTATCCCCGAAAGTCATGTTGCTTTGTATTTCAGGGATAACGCAGTCAACGAGTAAGTTTGCCGGTATCGGTAGTGTCGGTGCCTTCACCACCTCGTATTGAGTCGGCTTGTCGGCGCAGTTGGTCAATAACAGAATCAGGAATAAGCTCGACAGAGCACTTGTTATCTTTGAGCGCACTCTTCACTTCCTCCTGAAGCCGCTGTGACTTCATTTCTGCTGCTGCGCGACGGCGTGACTCTGCATCTACTAGCTGGTTCATCTCGCCCACTTTGTCAGCCAGATTTTGCAGGGTGTTCGCCAGGTCAGCGTTCTTGCCGTTCAGTTCGCGGTTATCTTTCACCAGAGAGCTGTTTTCAATTCGCAGCTGGCGATTGTCAGCGCCGAGCTTTGCAATGAAGCCGATGATGATGAGGGCGAAAACGAATGGGATCAGGTTTTTGATGGTCGTGAAACTCATAACAAAACTCCTTCCGCTCGCTTCGTCCTGTCGATACGATCCTGCAAACCATTCAGGCCGCCGTTAATGCGCCGGGTCAAACCGTTTACATCGCCAACATCAGCAAACTGGTTGCAGCCATTTGCCTTCCAGAACCAGCCGGCAGATAGCGCAGCGTATTTGTCCTGTAGCAACAGGTCAGGGGAGTCGACCAGATTCAGCCCAAGCGCTTTGCCGCACTCTTCGTAGTTAGCTTTGAAGGTGATTTGCTTGAGGCCGCGCCCGCGATACTTCCAGCCGTCGCCATTCAGGTTATTGCCGAATCGGCCGCCGTAGACGATGTTGGCAATGGCCGCCTGTCGCTCAGGGGATAAAGCCTTTTCTCCGGGCTTTCGTCCTAGCTGTTCGCGTTGGGCAGCGGTTAATCGAGAGCCGAATATCGCCAGACCGGCGACGCTGTAGTTGAGCGACTCTTGCACAGACTGGAAGCCGCCCGACTCGGTGCCGATTTGCCCAATGAAGTGAGCCTGGCGTTTTGGTGTGTCGATGCCGTAGGTGTTCATGGCTTCGACGATGTGCGGATACCACTTCTCAGCCAGCGAGCTACTGATGCCCGCAGCTCGCATGAACTGGTCTTTAGTCATTGGATACCTCTTTTCCTGCTGCTTTGCTCAGAAAACGGTTCTCAAGCGCTTTAATCAGGGAGGAACCCGACCAGCCAGCCATGCCACATACGCCGCCCATCACCTCTTGCGGCCAGTTATAGTGGATGGCGATCATGGTCATGATTAAACCAGCGAATATCGACACAATTAGTTGAAGGCACATTGTCCTCCAACTAAAGGATTCTCCTTTGAGAACTTTGAAGGAGTAACTGGCTATAGCGCCAACAAGGGTCATGCCGAAAGCGATGAGGATGGACCAGATATTCGGATCGCTTTTGTAGGGCATTTTCAT